GTGATTAACTCAGAAAATGACGAGAGAAAATTTGAAAAACTTCTCGACAACATTCGAGACTCTGCAATCGAAGCAGAGAAAAGCGACACTACTACTAACTGAGTGGTGGCATAAAAAAGCTAGACCGAAACAAGTCATAAGAGACGAGGATGAATATAATATTTATTTTCTAATTGCAGGACGTGGATTCGGAAAAACATTAGCAGGTGCAATGGACATGATTAGTTATTGTCTAAAGAAACCTAATGTTAATTGTGGTGTAGTCGCACCAACATACTCAGACTTAACTAAGGTTTGTTTTCAAGGTGAATCAGGAATCATTAACCTTATAGATAAAGATTTACTAGGATGGAAAGGTTATAACAAATCATCACAAGAGATAACATTTTATAACGGGTCAAAGATAACTGGCTTTCCTGCAACAGAAGCAGACCGTATTCGTGGACAAAACTTTCATAGAGTTTGGTGTGATGAACTTGCATCATGGAGATATAGAGAAACATTTGATAACTTAATGATGGCTTTACGTTTAGGTCAAAATCCTAAATGTATAATCACAACAACACCAAGACCACTACCACTGATTAAAGAATTGTTCAACAGAAAAGATGTTAAGAAAATATCAGGCTCAACATTTGAGAACAAAGACAATCTTGCTAAGTCTACTATCGAGATGCTTAAAGAACGTTATGAGAACACAAGACTAGGTAGACAAGAATTGTACGCAGAGATATTAGAAGACATTGAGGGTAGTTTATTCAAAAGAGAATTGATTGATAACGCAAGAGTAAAAGAACATCCAATACTAACTAAAATAGTTATTGCAGTTGACCCTGCTGTAACAAGCAATGTCAATTCAGATGAAACAGGAATCATAGTTGTTGGTAGAGGTGAAGATAATCACTACTACATCTTAGATGACAGAAGTGGTACATATACACCTGATGATTGGATTAAGAAAGCTATTGGGTTATATTACGAGTACGAAGCAAATTATATAACTGCAGAAGTTAACAACGGTGGGGATTTAATCGAGAGATTACTAAGAGTACAAGATGGACAAATACCTTACAGAGCAATACGAAGTAGCAAAGGAAAGATGTTAAGAGCCGAGCCTGTATCAAGTCTCTACGAACAGGGCAAAGTACATCATGTAGGTTTTTTTAAAGACTTGGAAGAACAAATGTGCCAATATACTGGAAATAGTGTATCATCACCTGATAGATTAGATGCATTAGTTTTTGGAGTTACGAGTTTGCAAAGCTCAGGTAAAGCAATTTTTAGGATAAGTTAAGCATGGGATTATTTGATAAATTTTTTAAAGTAGAAGAAAAACCAACGCAAAAAAAAGAAGCACCTAAAGTTATGTTCAATAAGTTGAACGCATATGCATCGAAGTCTAATAGAAAATATAAAGACTACGCAAAAGAGGGTTACGAACAAAACGCAATTGTCCATCGTTGTGTTCAGTTAATTGCTAACTCAGCATCAGCAGTCAAAATAGACATTTATGATGGAGACAATATATTAGAAAATCACGAACTAATATCATTACTTCAAAGACCAAACCCATTACAATCAGGTGTAGAATTTTTTGCATCTCTTTATTCTTACTTAATGATTTCAGGTAACACTTACATTGTAAGAGATTCAGATGCACTTAGACCTGCAAGAGAATTATATTTATTAAGACCTGACAGAATGAGAGTTAATGCAGGTGATTCAATGATACCTGAAGCATACGAATACATTGTTGATGGTAGAGTTTTAAAATCTTATGCAGTCGACCCAACAAATGGAATGAGTCAAATTAAACAAACAAAACTATGGAGTCCGTTAGATGACTTCTATGGACTATCACCTGTAATGGCTAGTGCATATAACATTGACCAACATAATTTAGCAGGATTACACAACGTTGCTCTTTTAAAAAATGGATGTACTCCATCAGGAATGCTCAAGTTTGAGCCAACTGATGAAACAGGATTGAGTACTGAACTCACGGACGAGCAAAGAGCAAGGTTGTTAGAAGATTTAGAATTCAGATTTCAAGGTAGTCATAACTCAGGACGACCAATGTTGTTAGAGGGTAATTTTTCTTACCAACAACTCGGACTTAATCCAAAAGATATGGACTTCCTAGAATTACTAAACTTATCAGCTAGAGAAATTGCATTGTGTTTTGGTGTACCTGCACAATTGATTGGGATTCCAGATTCACAAACTTATTCTAATATGGAAACTGCAAAACTTGCACTATACGAAGAAACAATAATACCACTACTGAAAAGAGTAGAATCAGATTTAAACGAATACTTAGCACCTTTGTATAATGGAGATATTCATATTCAATATGATATCAATTCTATACCTGCAATGTCAGAAAAAACAAAACAAACTTATGCTAACGTGCAAGGTGCAGTAACAGCAGGAATTCTTACAAGAAATGAAGCAAGAGAAAAACTAGGTCTCGACCCAATAGACGGTGCAGATGAACTATACATTGCATCTAACTTATTTCCAATTGGTGAAGCATCTGAAAACGAAAGCGAAGAAGATAATGATAAACCCGTAGATGCAGAGGGTAGAGAAAAACTTTACGACATGGCTTATGGTACAAAAGAAAGTGTTGATGTTGACACCTACACAACAGAAGAAGAAGCAATAGACAGAGCAGACCAAATAGGTTGCATTGGTACACATACACACGACAAAGATGGTAAGACAGTTTACATGCCATGCAGAAACCATGCTGAATATGAAGAAGCACTTAACAGTAAAAAAGCATTAGATGATTTAAACTTAACTCCATCAGATGGAATGGTAAGTGAAGCTAAACGTGGACTTGAATGGAGAAAAGAATTTAACAGAGGTGGAACAGCAGTAGGTGTTGCAAGAGCAAGAGACATTGCAAACAAAACAAGATTGTCACCTAACACAGTTTTAAGAATGTACTCATTCTTTTCCAGACACGAAGTAGATAAGCAAGGTCAAGGTTTTGACAGAGGTGATAAGGGCTATCCATCAGCAGGCAGAATTGCTTGGGCGTTGTGGGGTGGTGATTCTGGATTTAGTTGGGCAAAAACTAAACGCAATCAAATTATGCGTGAACGAGAAAAGTCCGATGACAATGTAGAATATTTTGAAGAAGCATGTATCGAATCTAAAGATGTAGAAGTTAAAGCTATGTCATCAGCAGTTAAAAAAGGTTTACAAGAAAAAGTAAATAAACATAATGAAAAATATGGAGATAGTGCAAGTAAGAAAGTGACATTAGGAATGTTATCAGCAGTCTTTAGACGTGGCATCGGTGCATACAGAACTAATCCACAATCAGTACGCCCAAGTGTAAGAGCAAGTGGTGGAGAAGACCGTTGGGCATATGCGAGAGTTAATGCATTTTTAGTAGCAGTCAGGACAGGAAAGTTTAGAGGTGGAAAATTTGATTTAGATTTATTACCTAAAGGACATCCACTATCTTCAAAAAAATAGGAGCAAACAAATGCCTAGTACAAACAAGTCTAGCATATCTATAACAACGGCACACAACATAGTCCGAGCATGGAACTTACCTAATATGCATTCACAAAAAGATGTGTTTGAATATTTAGGATTATCAACTGACTCATCAACTATGTCATTCTACAGACAACAAGCAGAAGAAATGACAGGTCAAAGATTGTTACCACACACTAATAAATCAAACTATGCTACAAGAACAGAACGTGAAAACTTACCACCACTAACAAACAGAATTGATATATCAAAGAATCCATACACGATGGTTGTATTTTCTGACGCACACTTCGAGGGTCACGAAACTGCATCATATAAAATTATGTTAAAGATTCTAAAGGAACTAACTCTAACAAGAGAACTTAAATGTGTAATTGCTAACGGAGACATTATGGACTTGTCTATCTTATCTTCATTTGCAAAGTTTCATACAGAAATAAGACCAAAAGAACGAACAGTACAACAAGAGATACTAGATTCTCAAAAACAAATTAACAAGATTCAAAAAGTAATCAACGATGCAAAATATCCTATTCAACAAATTGCAACATTCGGTAATCATGAAATGAGAATATCAAAAGTAGCAATGTCGTGGGGCAGAGCATTCGAAGATTTAGAAGCATTCAAAATACAAAATTTATTTCCTGACTGGAGTTGGGCAATGTCTCATTTATTAGATGATACAGTTATGATTAAGCATAGAATGAGAGGTGGTGTTCATACTGCATACCAAAACTCTATGAGAGCAGGTCTTCATATCGTTACAGGACATACACACCAACTTAATGCTAGAACGTTTAACACCTATTCAACATCAAGCATGGCGATACAAACAGGACATCTATCAGAACAATATCATCCTTACCTAGAAGATAACGTAGCGAATGATTGGAATAATGGATTCGCAGTTATTACAGTTGACCCTAAAGAGAAAACAGTTCATCCTGAATTAGTACAAGTAAGTAATTTTCATGGAACTGCATACTTCAGAGGGAAAAAATATAAAGCATGAAAGATTATCAATTGATTATGATTGATTGGCTAGACCATACTGCTGATGCACGTTGGGTTGAAAATGTTGATTTTTGCACACCTGAACTTTGCAGAACAATTGGTTGGTTAATTAAAGAAGATAAACAATCTTACAAAATTGCAAACGCAGTAACTAAGGATTCAGGTATTGGTGGTATATCTGTTATACTAAAATCTTGTGTAGAAGATTTATGGTTGATAGATGTAGAAGATGAAGAAAATTGAAAAGAAGCATCTAAGCAAGGTAGCAGAATTAGGTTGCATCGCTTGTACTAAATTAGGTTATTACAATACACCTGCAGAAATACATCACGTTAAAAGATTTGGTGAAAAAAGAAATCATTTCAATGTCATTCCATTATGTCCATATCATCACAGAACATCAAAAGAATCAGTCCATCTCAATCCTAAATGGTTTATAGAAACCTTTGGGAGTCAGGAAAATTTATTACAAGAAGTTAACGAGAATATAAATGGCAAACAGAATTAGCAGAAGAAAATATTACAGAGAAAACCTAAGAACTTTAGTATCACTATCTAAGGCATTCAGAGGTCGATTATACGATTCTTTTAAAAGCTATGGACTAAGAGCATCAGAAGAATATAAAAGAGATTTAACGGTTGCTGACAGTTTTTATGATGACTTATTTGATAAGTTGTATGTATTGTTTAGCAGACATTCCGAAACAGTTATTGATAGAGTTTATAAAAACATGAAACGTGATTTAGATATCAAAGCAGAAGAATTAATATTTGAAGATGATGGAATTTTTGTTCCAGTAACTCCAGTCGTAAAAGCATACATCAATGCCAATACTGCACAGAATGTAACGAGAGTAACAGCTACAACTAAAAAGAATATAAAAAGAGTTATAAAGAAATCTATAGAAGATGGATTAAGTGAAATAGATACTGGATTTGCAATCCGACAATCTTCGACATTTTCAGAAACAAGAGCAAAGATGATTGCAAGGACAGAAACACATCAAGCTATGAACTACGGACAATATCAAACTGCGAAAGGACTTTTGTTAGAATCTCCAAAAAAAGAATGGATTAGTTCTCAAGACGACAGAGCAAGACCTTGGCATAAAAATCTAAGTGGTCGTGAGCCTATTGCAATTGATGATGACTTTATAATCTTCACACCGAAAGCAGGTGGTGGGATTACAGAAGCTAGGATGAGTTATTGTGGAGACCCACGAGGTGGAGCATTGAATGTTATTAACTGTAGATGCTCAGTTATTTATCATGATATTAAAACTATAGTTGAAGATTGATTAACTGGTTTAATTCCATATCACGTTCTTCTTTTAATTTGATTAGAACTTTTTTAAGTTTTCTAGAATCTTTAATATTGATTTTTGCTAATTTAACTTTTCTTTTATATTTATTATTAATGCTACCTCTACGTTTGTTAATCTCCATCTTGAAATAAGCATTATCGTAATTAGCACGATAAAGCTCATCTTTACACATAGCAGGTGATGCATAAATATCTTCATGTCCACTTAGAAGTTTATGCAATGTCATTTCATATGATGATGGGTCAGCAAGGTCGTGCAATATTTCAGTATCAACATTTTCGGAATCATGATACGGACTTTGTTCTACATAATATCCTATACCTTTAGTTTTGAAAACACCGTACCTAATTTGTCGCCATCTCAAACTGCGTTCTTGTCTAAGTAATTCTGTCCAACCCTCCTCGTCTAAAAGAGGGTCGTCATTTGTCATAAAGTCTTTCATTTATTTAGTCTATAAATTTGCAGTTATCGAATCTTCGATTTGTTATAGCCATTCTCTCTTTGAATAATTTTAAAAACTTTTTATTATAAAGATTTCTAATAAATCTTTCTCTGATTTTTTGTCCATTTTCTTGTGCAAATCTAAGATACCTGCACAGACTTACTTCAGAGAGATTATCATAATATCTTTGAGCCTTAACATTCAAAGTTGTTCTAATCTTATATTTTTCTGCTATTGTCATTTTTCTACTCCTAGTTATATTTATTTAGTTTAATATAAGGTCTATCTAAAAACTTTTTGTTGTAAAGATTTATAATAAACCTTCCTATAGTTTTTTCACAGCCACCAAATTTAGCGTATCTAACAAATTTTTCTAACTCAAGTTCAGATAGGTCGTTATAATAATTTTGTCGTTCTGCATCTATAGTTGTTTTGATATTATATTTTTCTGCTATTGTCATTTTTCTACTCCTAATTATATTTTAATTTTTTATGCTCCGTTATAAATTATCATATCTGCATTAGATAAAGGCACATAACCATTTTTATCATCATACTCACTTACGATAGTTACTTTTTCTATATCGTAATTTGTTCCAACACAAGATTCTTTAAATCTATATCCTAATCCTGTTCTAGATATTTTTTGTTCATCGTTAAGTATCGCCATTGTTATGATTCTATCTTTATATGAATGAAATAAATTTTTCCAAGCATCTTTATTCATTTCGAGTATGAATGTTTTTGTTTTAGTTCCAACAAATGTTAGATTTTCGTACTCTTTATATTTTACTTTTACTTTTATCATTTTTTCTACTCCTAGTTATATTTTAATTTTTGTTGTTAATAAATCATACGCTGTATAAAAAAATACTGGTAAGCTCATTATAAATATTGTTGTTATCATTTAGTTTCTCCTGTTTAACAATTTCTATACCTATTATTCTACAGGTATATGACGTATTGTCCAGTACTAATATCAATTAATTTCATATATATTTTCTATAGGAATAATGCCCATGAGGTCAGTTTCTACGGATTCTGACCTTTAGGTCGCAAAAAAACACGTCCTAGAATGCCCGTAAACGACCCAAATGAATGTGACCCTTATGTTACTATCACCTAAATTCTCTTGTACTTAGATAGTCTTTGTTGATACAATCATGTTAATTCATTGCAAAGGATTGCTACATGGAACAGTTATTAGAAGAAGTTAGAAGCATTCTAGATGTAGAATGCGAATACAAAGAAATAGAAACAGATGACGATGGAACATTCGAGGGTTATGCATCTGTATTCAATAATAAAGATTTAGGAAATGATGTCATTCGTAAAGGCTCATTCCAAAAAACAATATCAGAAAAAAAACCAAACCAAATAAAACTGCTTTATCAACATAAAACTGACGAGCCAATCGGTGTTATAAAATCTATAGAAGAAGACAACAAAGGTTTATACATCAAAGGTAAATTAGTCTTAGGCACACAAAGAGGACGAGAAACTTACGAACTCATGAAAGAGGGTGCATTGAATTCTATGTCTATTGGCTACAGGCTACAAACAGATGGTTATAAATATGATGATAAAAACAAACGCAGAATAATCAAAGAAGTTGACCTTATGGAAATTTCTATGGTTACATTCCCAATGAATCCAAAAGCTAACGTTACGAAAGTAAAATTAGCGAACATGGACGTAAGAGAGTTAGAAAAATATCTATGCGATGTAGGTATGTCTAATTCTGTTGCAAAACACAGTGCGAGTATACTGCATAAATCTTTTAATAAAGAGCAATGTGACGTTGTTGATAGTATTAAGCATTTAATTAACACACTTAAATAAAGAGGACTAAAAATGTCAGAAGAAATCAAAGAAGTTCTTGACGGACTTGGTAAAGGTTTTGAAGAATTCAAATCTGAAAACCAAAAACGTTTAGACGAAATTGAAAAGAAAGGACATGCTGACCCTTTACTACAAGAAAAAGTTGATAAAATGTCAGAAGAAATTGCTTCACTTGCTGAAGTAAAACAATCTGCTGAACTTCAATCTAAAAATCTTGAAGATGCTAAATCAAAAATCGAAGCACTTGAAACTATTATGTCTAGACCATCTAATGTTAAATCAGAAGATGTAGATGTAAGAGTTAAAGCGTTTGGTGATTGGTTGCGTAAAGGCGAAGTAGACGAAATGGAAAAGAAAGCACTTTATGAATCAGACGATACACTTGGTGGATTTTATGCACCTACAGAGTATGTAGAAGAAATCATTAAAAATGTAACAGAAATTTCTCCTATCCGTTCAATTGCAAGAATAAGACAAACAAACAAAAGAGGAATCGAGATTCCAAAAAGAACTGGACAGTTCTCAGCTCAATGGGTTGCAGAAACTGGCACCCGTTCTGAAACAACTGGTTACACAACTGGTCTATTACAAATTGATGCACACGAACAGTATGCATTAGTTGATATCTCACAAGCTATGCTAGAAGATTCAGCATTTAATTTAGAGTCAGAAATGGCTTCTGAATTCTCTGAACAATTCAGTAAAGCAGAGGGTACAGCATTTGTAAGTGGGTCAGGTGTTGGACAACCTTTAGGTTTCACAGATTCTACTGCAGGTGTTGGCTCTACCAATTCAGGTAGTGGCTCTGCACTTACAGCTAATGGTTTGTTAGACTTAGTATATGCAGTTAAATCTGAATACTTAGGTAATTCAAGATTTGTAATGAATCGTGCAACGTTCGCTAAACTTCTACAATTAGAAGATGGTGAAGGTCAAAAAATATTCCACGTTGGATTAAATCTAGTTAATGGTGCTCCTAGCACAATAGTTGGATTTCCATATGTGTTAGCAACAGACATGGCTGATATTGGTGGTAGTGCAAAACCTATCGCTTTCGGTGACTTTTCTAGAGCATACACAATCGTAGACAGAGTTAATCTTTCAGTAATGAGAGACCCATACTCACAAGCTACAAGTGGTAACATTAGATATGTTGCAAGACGTAGGGTTGGGGGAACAGTAGTTCTACCCGAAGCAATTAGACTACAAAACATTAGTGCATAACGGAGGATAGCATGAGAGATATTTCAAATATAACAAAAGCTGTTACATGCCAAGACGCTAAAGTTTTTACTGCTGATGCAAATGGTACAACAGTCGACAGAAAAGGATTTGAATCCTTAATGTTTGTCGTAAATAGTGGTATAGAGGGAGATACATTATCAGGTAGTGTGAAGTTTGATTTCATACTTGAAGATTCTGATGATGATTCTACATTCTCTGCTGTTACATCATCTACTTCTGTTACAGAGGGAAGTGTTGATAGTAGTGGAATCTTCTTAACACTAGATGCTAACGGTGAAACACCCCAAACTAGCCAAATAGGTTACATAGGGTCTAAACGTTACGTTAGAGTCAAAATTGATGCTACAGGAACTCATTCAAATGGTACTCCTATTAGCATACAAGGAGTCTTAGGAAATCCTATGGATTCAGAGGACGCTTAGTTAGTCTTTAACTAGACTGGTGGTGCAGGTTTGCTCATTGTCCTGCACCACTTAAAGAGATATGATATGTGTATGAATACACCATATTCAAATAAAGAGATGGCTATAATAAAAGCTATCTACAAGATTGACAAAGATGCGAAGTTTCGTATCAAAGGAAATCTAGAGGGTCGTATTGACTTTTTATATGGTGGTATTGAATGGGAAAGTAATCCGATATCTTGGGAACAAGTTGTTGAAAAAATGTATGAATTAGAGGTGCAAAGTGAAAATTAAAATGTTGATAGATGCGTGTGGTACTGCAAACGAAAGTGGCAACGCAACAAAGATTTATAAAAAAGATGAACACGTTGAGTGTAATGATAAATGGCAAGAAGATTTAGCAAGTGTATTTGTAGCAGAGGGTCAAGCTATGGAAATTAAAACCGTAGAGCCAACTGAAACAAAAACAAAAGCAAAACCTGTAACAAAAGTAAAAAGAAAAAAGACAATTAAAAAATGACACGTTCTATAGGAACAGACTTTCAAGCACAACTTGACAGCTCAGAGTTACAACCTTTTTTTGCTGTTTCTATAAATTATACTGACCCACTAAATATCTGGACTGGTTACAATGAAATAACTTTTGGTGGTGTTACTTATTTTCCATCAGGTAATTTATTAGGTATAAGTGCAGTTGATGAATCAGCAGACATAAGAGCAAATGGTATTAGTATTTCTTTATCAGGTTTAGACAACAGTATTATTTCTTCAGCACTAACAGAAGATTCTCAAGGTAAAGTAGTTAAAGTATTTTTTGGAGTCGTAGCCACCGTATCAAATGAAACCCAAGTAGTTGATACACCTTATCAAACTTTTGAGGGTTTTATAGACACTATGAGTATCAATGAAGATGGTGATGGAACTGTAGTTGCTATTACAGTAGAAAATAAATTAATTATTTTAGAACGACCTGTAGAAAGACGTTACACAGACCAAGACCAAAAAGAATTTTTTACAGATGATAAAGGTTTAGAATTTATTGACTCATTGCAAGACAAGAGTATCAATTGGGGTGGTGGTTAATGTCTTATGAAAAAACTTAAATGGGTTTCTTCTATTATTTTATCTTTAGGATTGGTTTTAACATCCTTTAATATATATCCATTAAATATTTATATTCAATTTGTAGGAGTTATTGGATGGTTAGTTGTAGGAATAAAAACTAAAGATTATGCTCTAGTTTTTGTAAATGGATTTGGATTAGTATTTTTGTTTGCAGGAATACTATATTCTTATTAAGAATGAATTCAATACATCAAAGATTGAAACTTATTAACGACACAGTTAATTTTTATCATTCATTTAATAGATACAAAGAAAACACAAGAGAAGAATTGTTTGATTATTTATCTACACCTTTTTCTCTGAAGCAATATAAATATTTTTATAAAGAAAATAGAATGTCGGGTTTTATATCATGGGCATATCTAGATGAACTTAACGAAGAACATTACATGAAAACTGGTAAAGTAAATAATTGGAAGTCTGGTAACATTGTTTGGCTTGTTGATGTTTTATCTATGAATGATGTTAAATCAATCGTAGAATGGGGCAAGAAATATTTTACTGATAAGATAGGTAAAAATAAAAAAGTAAATTATTTAAGAATGGATAAAGATTTGAACATAAAAAAAATTTCATATTTATTAACTAAGGAGTTCTACTGATGGGTAGTGCAATCTCATCTGCATTAGGTGCAGTAGGTCAAGCTGTAATAACAGTTGGTATTTTAGTAGGAAACCCTGCGATGATATTAACTGGTGCTGTAATGGTAGCAGGTGCAACAGCATTAGCACCTACACCTGATATGCCGTCTCTTGATGCAAGTGCATATCGTCAACAATTGTCGAACACAAACTTGATGCAGAAACAACCTGTCACTACTAGGGAAACTGTTTATGGCTCTACAAAAAAATCAGGGTCTATTTTATTTATGGAAGCAACAAACAATAACAAAAGATTACATCTACTAATTGAGTTAGCATCACATGAAATACAATCTGTAGATAAAGTATATTTCGATAACGAAGCGTTAACATTAGAAGCAATAGGTAATGATGCAAATGGTATCGCTAGAAATAGAATTACATCTCCTGATAAGTATGTTAAAGAATCAGATTTTCCAAATTTACCTTTATCAATTTTTTATACTAGACAAGCTGTTGAATTCAAATTACATCTTGGTAGCGATGACCAATTAGCCGACCAAGATTTAGTTACACAAGTTTCTCATTGGACAGACGAACATAGGTTAAGAGGGATATCATATATCTATGCACAATTAGATTACGATGCTGATATGTTTCCAAATGGTCTCCCAAATGTAAGTGCAGAAATCAAAGGTAAAAAAGTTTTAGATTTTAGAACAGGTAGTACAGCTCATTCTAGTAATCCTGCATTATGTATTTATGACTACTTAACTGATACAAAACTAGGTTTAGGAATTAGCACAGACAATATTGATACAACATCATTTACAACAATGGCAAATTTATGTGATGAAAATGTAACTAAAGTTGGTGGTGGAACTGAGAAAAGATATACATGTAATGGTATTGTTTTCTCCAACAACACCCCAATGGAAATATTAAACAATATTTTAACAAGTTGTTTAGGTGTTCTATCATATTCTAATGGTAAGTTTATTTTAAAAGGTGGTCAGTATGTTTCACCAAGCATAACTTTAACAGACGATGATTTCGTATCACCAATAGCAATAGAATCTAAACGTTCAAGAAAAGATTTATTCAATACAGTCAAAGGTGTATTCAGGTCAGAAGAAACTGAATGGCAACCATCTGATTACCCAATAGTTACAAGCAGTACATTTACCGATGCAGATGGTGAAAGTATTTATGCAAATATAAATTTACCTTTCACAACATCGAGTGCTACATGTCAGAGAATTGCAAAGATTAGTTTATTTAAAAATAGACAACAAATAGTTTTATCTGCACAAATAAAAATGACTGGTTTCAAATTACAGGTGGGAGATACTGTTGCAGTAACAAATACAAGATTAGGATTTTCTAGTAAAGTTTTTGAAGTTGCTGAATGGAGTTTTAGTAATGACAACACACCAACAATAACAATAATACTTAACGAAACATCTTCATCAGTTTACGATTGGAACGCAGAAGAATCTGCTTTCGCTTTAGATAATACAACATTACCGTCACCCCAAGATGTTACACCTCCTGCTATGGTTGTAACAGATGAATTAAGATTATATGCAGAAACACCAATAACAGTTATGAAAGTAGTTTGCTCTAGTAATCAGGGAACAACTAATGAGTTTGAAGTACAAGCACAAAACACTAACGAAGTAGGAAGTGATTTTATTACTTTGGGTAGAAGTAAAGGTAATATATTTGAATTAGTAAATGCAGAAGATGGTGCTATTTATAATGTAAGAGCAAGGTCAATAAATGGTTTAAATGTTCATTCATCATTTACTACAACTACTCATGAAGTAATAGGTAAAACTGCACCACCATCTGATGTAACAAATTTTTCTAGTAATGTTGTTGGTGATGTTGTTCATCTTAATTGGACACCTATAACCGATTTGGATTTATCACATTACATTATTAGACATACACCTTTAACATCTTCAACTAAATTTGAGGAGGGTTTAGTAGTAGCTCAAAAGATTGGTAAACCTGCCAATAGTATTGTATTACCTGCACAGACAGGAACGTACATGATTAAAGCTATTGATGTATTGGGTATTGAAAGTGACAACTCTGCTAAAACAACAATAATACTTAATGCTATTAGTAGAGATTTTAATGTTGTAGCAACATCTACTGAATCACCAAACTTTACAGGCACAAAATCAGAAACAGAAGTAGTTACAAGAGATAGTGTTAAATATTTAGAAATTGTTGAGGGCAGAGTATTTGATAGTGGTATCGGAAACTTTGATGACAATACAGGTCTATTCGATGATGGTGGTGCAACAGGATTTAATTTAGATGGTACATATGATTTTCCTATATTCGATTTAGGTGGTATATACAACAGTCGTGTAATATTTACTTGTAAATATAACAGATATGATTTTGCTAATTTATTTGATTCTTTCGATGGTAACTTTGATTCTCAGGCAGGTAATTTTGATGGGGCATCCACTGAACATAATGATGTTAATGTAGAGTTACAAATAAGCACATCAACAGATGGCTCAACTTATGAATCTTATCGTACTTATGTTGTTGGAGATTACAGAGCAAGATATATAAAACTCAGAGCATTATTAACAACAACAAATAAAACAGCATCACCTGCTATCTATGAACTATCTGCAACAGTAGATATGCCTGATAGGACTATTGCAGAAGATGATGTTACATCAGGAGCAAGTTCAAAAGTTATTTCATTTTCACCTGCATTCAAATCATTACAGGGTTTAGGTATTCAAATTGATGACTTAAACCAAAATGAACATTATGTAATAACAAGCAAGTCAGCAACAGGATTCACAATTACCTTTTATCAAGGAGCAGGAACAGGAACAGCTATAACTAAAGATTTTGGCTATGTGGCAAAAGGTTATGGATATGTGGAATCGGCTTAATTAATCTGTTATATTGGGTTAAAATTAACACGGAAGTTATATGTCACAACATGATTTAGATATTGCAAACCAAACCTTTCCAAATACTAGGAGTGATTTAAACCTTGCTCTGAAAGCATTAGGTAGTAATTCAAGTGGTACATCAGCACCAAGCACAACCTTTGCAAATCAGTTTTGGTATGACACAGCAAATAATATTTTTTATATTCGTAATGAAGACAATGATGCAAACATTACAGTTATGGCATTAGACCAATCTAATGACACAGTAGAA